AACTTCTATGAAACTGTGAACAGGAACAGAGAGTTAACCGGAGAAAAGCCGGTAAAGTGCATTTTGCTGGGCAATGCCAACAAGTTAAGCAATCCATATTTTACCGGCTGGAAGTTTACCAAGACCGCGCTCCGGATGCTCCGGGGCGGACAGATGGTTTATCGGACTCCGGACGGATCCAGAATGATGGTATTGCTCCAGGATTCTCCGGTAAGTGAAAAGAAGTCCAGAACAGTTCTTTATAAAAATGCAACGGAGGACTTTATCACTATGGCCCTGGATAATGCTTTCCAGACAGACGAAACCATTATCCATAGCGAACCGCTGAAGGAATATATCCACCTGGTATCCGTGGGCGAGATCGGAATATATAAGCATAAGTCTGAGCGCAGATATTATGTGAGCGCGAAAACAAGTACTCCGTATTATTCGGATTTTGGTATTCAGCTTAAAATGTTTCAACAGGTTTACTTTATGCTCCGGGTGTATTATATGGAAAAGAAAAATATTATCTTTGAAGATTATGAAAGTGAACTATTATTCCGCGATTATTTTGATTTGCTTTAATAATTTTAATTGTTGACAATATTTATAATTGGGTGTAATATAATTACAGAAATTGACTTTGATGGGAGGTCAAAAAAATGGATCCGCTTATGTTAGTTTATAAAATGGGAGAAGAAACAAAGGTGGTAACATTCAAACATTCTGAATCATTAGTAAGTTTCACAGCTATGTGCAGAGAGTTTGAATATCCCTATGAAATTTATGCATACAATAAAGTATGCGGAATGGGATATATATTATCTCAACGCTGGCCAGCGAAGTTCTGATATTGTCCATCCCGGCCCGGACGCCGGACCGGGTGGACAGTACCAGACAGGTACTGAATAATAAATTTATGGGAGGTTATCAACATGGCAGAACTGACAGCAAAAGAACTCTTCAGGGCGAAGAACGGGGATGGGGTGCAGAATGTCCGCGACTGCGAGGGCCAGATCCTCCGGCCCATTGCGTTCACCACAAAGCGGTACATCGGCCAGGATGAGAAGGAACACGAAGTCCTGATCATCAAGGACGGCAAGACCAGCGGGATGTTCAAGACGGAGGTCCGGGCCTTCATTGAAAAGTACCGTGACTATGAAGAGTCTTTCGGCGGTGAAGCTGACGAGGACAAGCCGGAGATCGTCATTATCCTGAACAAGTCCAAGAAGGGCAACACCTACGTTAATTTCGATCTGGTTGGGGATTGAGTCCCAGCTGCTGGATCCGGAGGATAATCCTCCGGATCTTTTTATTTACAATTTATTTGATTCGTGTAAAATAATAGATAGAGGTTGGTTGATTGCTTCCCATACGCAAGGCCCGGAAGGCCTGGGACGCTCCGGCGGGAGCAAGAGAGCAATTAACCAGCCTACTATTTTTATGGAGGAATATATCATGCAAGACTTTATTAACATTGTCCAGGGTGTTGGTTTTCCTATTGCCTGTTGTATTGCCCTGTTTATTATGTTGCAGAATCAGCAGAAGCAGCATAAAGAAGAATCGGAACAAATCCGGGCTGCGCTGATTGAACAGAAGGTTGCTTTTACAGAAGCAATTCATAGCCAGGAATCACGAACCACAGAAGCAGTCAACAATAATACGATGGTTATGCAACGGCTGGTTGATATGCTGGAAGGTGATAAAAAATGATTAGCGCGATTCATTTTGCAGATGTCGCGGATGATCCTTCCTATAATAAATACAAGTATGATGACATGGACTGTCAGAAGTTTGTCGAAAAAGTATTATATGACTCCGGTGTCCGGAAGCCGGACGAATCCGCGTATAACTGGAAGGGATCCAACTCCATGTGGCGGAACGCATTATCCTGGCGCGGGACTATCGCGGAAGCGGTAGAGAAGTTCGGCCAGATCCCGGACGGCGCATGGGCCTTCATGCTGAAATATGATGGAGGGGAAAAAGACCGGGGATATAATGACGGTGAAGGCAATGCCACTCATGTAGGTATTTATGTAGGAGGTGGACTTGTCCGCGATTCCACCAGAAGCACAAAAACCAAAAGGGATGGAGTTGGACTCCGGAGCATATCCGATTTTAATATGGTGGGACTGTGCAAATATCTTGACTACAATGTCGGAAATGTGGATAATAAAAGTCAGATAAAGTCAATTCTTGACGATATCGAAAAAAGATTGGAAGATTTACGGAGGGTTTTGTTATGACACATGGGGAAATCATGGAACTTGTCCAGGCGGGATTTAAGCCTGAACAGATTATGACGCTCGCTACTTCCGGGACGCTCCCATCCGTTCCGGATCCTGTTCCGGCAGATACAACCCCATCTGCCGGGGCCTCCGAATCTCCCATAAAAGAGGAAGCAGCTGTTCCGGATCCGACTCCCGCAGCTGCTCCCTCTGAGGGAGAAACGGAACAGCCGGATCCCCTGGAAGAAATCCGGGAAACCGTCCGGCAGTTACAGGCGGAAAACGCGGATCTGAAGAAACAGATCCAGTCCGCGAATATCCGGGACCGTACCATTAACACTGTGGCAGTCCCGGACGCATCCAAAACCCTGGCGGAGATCATCCGCCCCACTTTCCATAATAATGTTGAATCAAATCATTAAGGAGGTATTCACATGGATAGGGACATTGCTATCAAAGTTCTGGAAGTCCTGACCGCTATCAAGGAGGACCTGGACGACATCGTTACCAACACAACCCCGGCGGGCAATGAAGAAGAACCCCAGGGTTAAATAACAAAGGAGGTATATATCAATGGGCGTAAATTCTCTTACTTTCCAGCAGTGTTCAACTGTTCTTACCAGTCTGTATAAACAGGCATCCGGGCGGGATGTGGTGGTGTCCACTACTCCGGACTTTATCAGTGTGGCATCCGCTACCCTGTCCCTGGGAACTGACGCTGTCCTGAACGCGCTGTCCAATGTGCTGGCCCGGACCATTTTCTCTGTCCGGCCCTACTCCGCCCGCCTGGCCGGTCTGGAAAAAGACCTTCCGACCTGGGGCCACTATATGCGGAAGCTGGCTGTTGTCGACGATGACTGGGATGACTCCAAGGCCTATGCGTGGCCTGTGGCCTATGACTCCAGCCAGTCCGGCCATGAATATGGTGACGGGTACTCCGTGGACCAGTGGACCATTAAGAAAAGGAAGGTCCAGCAGACGAACTTCCTGGGCCAGTCCGTTTTCCAGGATCATTACACTGTTTTTGAACAGCAGCTGGAAACCGCGTTCTCCGGCCCGGAAGAATTCGCGGAGTTCCTGTCCATGCTGACAACCACTATGTCCAACAAGCTGGAACTGGCGAAGGATGCCCTGTCCACTGGACTGGTGTGTAACATGATCGGCACGCTGCTGGTGGAAAACAACAGTGACCGCGTTGTCAAGCTGCTGACTGAGTACAACAGCCTGACCGGAGGTTCCTATACTGCGTCCAGTATTTTCCTTCCGGATAACTATGCGCCCTTTATGAAGTGGGTGTATGGACGGATTGCCGGTGTGGCTTCCATGTTCCGGTCCATGTCGGTGAAGTACCAGACAACCATCAACAGCCAGCCGGTCCCGCGTCATACTCCGTATGAAAAGCAGAAACTGTTCATGCTGGCGAATGACCGCTTCCAAATTGACTCCCGCGTCCTGGCTGATACGTTCCATGATAACTATCTGGATAAGGCCGGTGTTGAAACCGTGGCCTTCTGGCAAGGCATTGACACCCCGGACAAGGTGATTGTCAAGCCGACCTACACCAACACTTCCGGTGTTGTGACCACTGCCGGATCCGCCAAGACCCAGGCGGGTATCTTCGCACTGCTGACGGACACTGACGCAATGGGCTGGGCAATGGTCCATCAGAACATCCGGCCCACTGTGGAAAATGCCGCGGGCGAGTACCGGAATCTGTGGTACAATATGCGCCTTCGCTGCTTCCAGGACAATACTGAAAAGGCTGTCGTGTTCCTCCTGGCGTAATCGGTTCCTCTTTCTCCAATAGGGGAGTGGGATATTATCCCCTCCCCTACCTTTATATAAAGGAAGTGATAACTTGTTTACTGCTGAATTTTTCCAGTTCAGTAAAAAACGGAACAGCACCAAACAGCCAACATCCGGATCCGGGACCACTTATTCCAACCTGGAATTGAAGGATGACTGCTCCATCCTGAACCCCATTATCCGGCTGCGGGTAGCCGGGATGCCTGTGGTTTCTGTTGCTCCAGTGAATACTTTCACATATTGTTATATCGGAAAATTCAACCGGTATTATTTCATTGATGACTGGGTATATACTGCCGGGATGTGGGAAGGGCATCTGTCCATTGATGTGCTGGCCAGCCATAAGACGGAGATCGGGGCAACTTCCGCATATGTGGAACGGAGCGCTTCCACTTATGACGGATCCATTATTGATAAACTATATCCCGCGAATACGGATTATGATATACAGTATGCTTCCCTGGCCTATGCGTATCTGAATGTGGCGCCCTCCGGCGGTGCTTATGTGGTTGGTATTATCAACTCCCAGGCGAACAATGCCGGAGCCGTGACTTATTACGCAATGACCCAGGCCCAGCTGGAGAGTTTGCTTGCTTATATGTTCGGAAACGATATCTGGAACAGCAGCGGGATCACGGAGATCTCTTCCGGACTGTTTAAGTCCATGTTCAATCCGATACAGTATATCGCGTCCTGTCTCTGGTTCCCTTTCCCGGTGTCTACATTTTCATCTACTGATGCAACTGTATACCTGGGATATTATAGTACAGGGGTTACTGCTAAGATCCTGACCAGTCTTGCCCACAAAGCATATATCACAGGAACGATCCCTTCGCATCCCCAGGCATCCAGCCGGGGATCCTATCTGAATTATGCACCTTATACAGATGTGACTCTGTTTATCCCGCCTTTCGGATCCATTCCGATTGACACAGCTTTCCTCAAAAAAGGATCGTATCTGTATTGTCCGTACTGGGTGGACCATATCACTGGCGAAGCTGTTATCAGGGTTTCCCTGTGTAGCAGTGGTACTCTGGTGGAAACCAACGTTTGCGCGGAGAGAGCGTCCAAGATTGGAGTACCTATCCAGATTGCACAGGTAATGGCTGATTACTCCCATACAATCCAGACCATGCAGTCCGGACTGTCCGGAGGTATCGCCGGAATTATTGCCGGGGCCATAGGTACAACCGTCCAGTCCGCGCTGGATGCTAAGTTCCCCGCAGTATCATCCTCCGGAAGTAACGGATCCTATATGGAGACAATCCAGTCAGGATTGATAGTTGCTAAACATACGAAGATTGTCGACGCGGATAATACCGACCTGGGCCGTCCTCTGATGACCACAAAAACATTGAATACTCTGTCAGGATATATCAAGTGTGGGGAAGCGCATTTTGCATCTCCGTGTCTTGCCAGTGAACGCGCCAAGGTGGAAGAGTTCATGCTGTCCGGCTTTTATTATGAGTGAGGTTGATTATGCAGATCCAAAAAATTAACGGCTGGTGGATGTCCACTGATACTCTGATGGGATCCACTGACACCAGCAGTATAGGATCCCGCATGATTGAAAACGCACGAAAGATCCGGGACTATTTCAAGTCAAAAGGTTGGAGTGATTCCGCAATCGCTGGTATGCTGGGAAACATCCAGTTGGAATCAACTTTCAGTCCGGCATTGATACAAAGTACAAACAGATGGAGACTTCCAAACAGCGCTGCAAACTTATCTGATGTCCCTAACTCCGTTATGTTGAACTTTTATGATTCATACTATGGAGGATCCGGCGGTGGTTACGGTATTGGTCTTGTCCAGTGGGACGGATATACTTCCACGGCGCCGGCGGGGCAAAAGCTGGTATCATTCGCTGAACGGTATGGCCTTAACTGGTATGATGGAGACACACAAACTTTCCGGATCTTCCGGGAATATGAAACCAATATCCAGTGGCAGTCAGCCACAATTAACGGAATCACCTGGTACTGGTCCAACTATGTGACCAATACACAAACACCGGAAGTGTCCGCCAGGATCTGGCAAGTATGTTATGAAGTCGCGGATCCGGGAACACTGGCCACAAGACAGGCGAACGCGCGATACTGGTATGATTACTTTATTGCGCATCCCACAGCGTTTTCTGATCCTGTGTATTTGCTCCTGGTTAATGCTAATAAGAAGAAGGTGATAAAAAATGTACGGTTCAGAAATTAGTATCCCTACTGAGTATGATGTAAACAATCTGCTCGCAAACATTGTTTCCCCTAATACGCTGCACTGCCGGAATAATATGTTGTTCGGTTACTTCCGGCGGTATCTGCTCCAGGAAGTATTCTCCATCTATAAATGGAATCTCCCGGAGTCCTGGGACCAGGACTATTTCCTGTACACCCTCTTCTGCCGGGGGTATGTCTGCATTATTGACACCGGCGCGAAAGAGTGGGGAGTTATCCCGCAGTGGGGCGGACTGGGAGGGTATAATGTTTTCTACCGGCCCGCTTATGCGATCATTGCCAACCCCCTGTTCAAGAAAACAATCCAGGCCGAGATTGGAAAAGAGTGTGCAGTCATAAAGCTGATGCCGGACTACCGGTCCATTATGGACCTGGTGGACCACTATGCGGACCGCATGGCCCTGGCATCCGAAACAATTGATATAAACCTGGCCAACAGCATGGTATCCACTGTTTTCGCTGCGGAATCCAAACAGGAAGCTGAGTCCCTCAAAAAGATGTTTGATAAGATCCGCTCCGGGGATCCAGCTGTTGTGATCGGAAAGAAGTTCTTCCGGGATGACGGTACTCCCAACTGGCAACCCTTCCAGGCGAATGTCAAAAACATCTACATTGTTTCGGACCTTATCTCCGATATCCGGAAAATCAAGGAAGCCTTCCTCACTGATATCGGTACTCCCAACTGCAATACAGACAAGCGGGAAAGACTCACAGATGATGAGGTAAACTCCAACAATGTGGAAACCAGAACCAAGGTTGAACTGTGGATGGACTCCATCCAGCGCGGGATCCGGGAAGCGAAGAAACTGTTCCCGGCCCTGGAGATGTCTGTTGCATATCGGTATGATCCTCCGGCTATGAATAAGGACCCGCAAGAGGGGAGGGAAGAATAATGCCCGCTACACTGTCAATCCGTGGCCTGTACCAGGCGGATAACACACTATTCTCAGAGATGTCCGTTTGCTCCGAAATGACGAACGAGGACAAGCAAACCATTATTGATAACATCCTCATGGAGTTCGCGGAACTGGAAGTCATCTATCCGGATCCTGTCTTTATGAAACACGCAATAGGCGCCTGGTCCTGGAAGGAAGTACCCACCTGGGACAGAATCTATGCAGCTGCTATGGCAGATTACAATCCCATTGAAAACTATAACCGCACGGAGACTTCGTCCGAAACTGCAAACGGAACACACTCAGAGCAGTCCTCCGGATCTGAGACTCACTCCGGAACGGATACAGAAACCAACTCCGGCACTGATAATATCACTCATTCCGGTACAGACTCCAGTAATACATCCAATACATCCCGCCATACTGGAACGGTCACGGATGCTAATTCTGGATCCGATACACTCACCACTAACCGCGCTGCTTTCGATTCTTCATCTCTGGTTACAACCGGGACGGATACAACTCTTCATGGCCACACTCTTACCCACACTTTTAACGAAACAACCACAGATTCCGGAAATGCTTCTGTAACACATGGCGAAAAAATCGGAACGACTCATGGTCATGTAATTGCAACAAAACATGGTGAGTCTATCAATAACTCCGGCAACCGGTCCGGAACTGATAAGAACACTGTGACCAGGAACAGCCATATTGCTGGTAACATAGGCGTGACTACTTCCCAACAGATGCTGGAACAGGAACTGCTTGTGGCGCCCAAGCTGAATGTGTATAATTATATTATGGAATCATTCAAAAACCGCTTCTGTCTGGAAGTATGGTAATAAGGAGGTATTTTCATGGCTCTTATCAAATATCCCTATACTAATCTGCATGAACTGAACCTGGACTGGCTTATTGAACAGCTGAATAATCCGGACGGACCTGTCAGATCCGTTAATGGTAAGTCCGGCATTGTCACGCTCACAGGTGAGGATATTGCAAGATCTACCAGCAATCCGGAGACTGTGGCTGCGGCACTCCAGACCCAGGGTTCTGCACTCCAGACGGTCCGTAACCAGATTGGTGTTACTGCTCTGCCCACTGTGGCCCAGACGCTGACTGGCGCAATCGCGGAAAATGCTCAGACAATTGCAGATGTCGAAGACAATGTCATTGGCAATACGGAGTTGCCCACTGAGGCCCAGACCCTGACGGGTGCAATCGCGGAAAATGCTGATAATATTGGAGGTAATGCAAATAGTATTACCGGTATCAATAATAAAATTGGTACTACTGCGATGCCCACCACTGCACAGACTCTGACCGGCGCGATTGCTGAAAACGCTGGTAATATTAGTACTCTGAATACACAAAAAGCAAGCTATGAAGCTGGAACCTGGACCCCTCACCTGTACGATCTGGACACGAAACTTCGTGATCTTCCCTCCGGAAACTATTTCAAGATCGGAAAAGTGGTTATAGCAACCATTTACGTTGACAATGTGGATCTGTCCGATATCAGCACAATGATGCAAATTCGGAATGTTCCAATGGACTTTGTTGCCGGTGGTTCATTCTATATGGCAGGATTGACAAATGGACAAGGGGCAAACAATACCATTCAAGGAACAACAGCAAGAGTTTATTTCAGACCTAACATTACATCTTCTGCTGTCACAACTCCTACCGGGGCGGGAGTGTTCTCACTGGTCATTATTGGATTTATGAATTAAAACCAATAATCATTTAAATGATGAGATA